CTGAAGTACCTGAACTATGAACAACGAACTGACAGAATTTCAATCGCAGAAACTCGCCGCCATCGACTTGCTGAAGACGCGCTACGAGGGCAAGACGGACACGCTGAAGGACATCGACCCACGGCTCGACGAATACTTCCGCGACCTGATAGCCCACTCGAATGCCGACCCCGACAGCCCCGACGATCACCACAACGTCTATGAGTTGCTGGGAGCCGCCAAGTTCCTGCGGATGCTCGACACCTATAACTTCAACACGAAGAAGGTGCAAACGGTCATCCGTCTGCGTGAAGGTGAGTGGCGACGTGAGGGCAAGCGGTGGCGACACGTCTCGGGCGGTCTGAAATGCCCCGGCACGAGTGGCGCACAGGTGTATCGCTGGCAACCCTTCCAAGTGTTCGTGCTCGCATCGGTCTATGGCTTCTATTCGTGGGTTGATACCCGTGTGAGTGCCGACGAACGAGCCGAACTGCTGCCCACGGAGCGCGTGAAGGACGGCACCGTGTGGGACTACCGCCGCGTATGCACCGACTTCACATACTTCGGCCCTCGTAAGACCGACAAGACGGGACTGGCGGCATACATCCAGTTTGAGTTCTTCTTCTTTGAGGATGACAACGCGGAGATATATTGCTGTGCCAACAGCAGCGACCAGGCGAAACTGCTCTATTCGCGTACACGCCAACTCATCATGCAGATGGACCAGACGGGCAACCGCATCCGCTCGACGCAGACCGTGACCGACTGGAAGCAAGCCTTCAAGACGGTGCACGACTCGTCAGTGCGCCCCCTCTCGGCAGGTGGCAAGACGAAGGATGGTATGTTTGCCCAGCTCTGTTGTGCCGACGAGTACGGCTCGGCAGCCTACACCAACGGCAAGTCGGACATGCTCTCGCTGGTGAACGTCATCCAGTCATCTATGGGACCACGGCGCGAGCCGATGACCTTCACCACCACCACGGCAGGCACCATCACGCAAGGGCCGTTCATGGAGAAGCTCGACGCACTGCACCGCACACTGGAGCGCGAACTGAACTACACGGAAGCCGACTTCGAGAGCGACCGCCGACTGTGCCTCTGTCTGGAGCCCGACCAATGGGAGCGCGACGAGCAGACCATCCTCGACAAGCCAACCCTGCGCAAGAAGGTGAACCCGATGCTTGGCCTGATAGTACAGCACTCCAGTTACGATGCGTGGATCAGCGAGGCGCGAGGCGACCAGACGAAGATGCCGGAGTTGCTGGCGAAGTATTTCAACATCTACCAGACGGGCCGCATGACCAAGTGGATCACCGGCGACCGCATCCGTCCGCTACAGGTGCAGAAGCGCATCACCGACTGCCACTATCAGGACGGCTGGCGGGTGTTCGTGGGACTGGACTTCTCGCTGGGCGACGACCTCTACGCAATGGTGACGCTGGGCGTGAACTACACTCCGAGCGACACGATGCGGGGACGCTTCTTTGCCGACGCGGTGGCGTGGGTGCTGGAGAAGACGATGAAGGAAAGCCCCAACCGTCCGCTCTACGAGGAATGGGTGCGGCAAGGCTGGCTCTACGTCTGTCCCGGTGAGGTGTTCGACTCGATGCTGAGCATCAACCAACTCGCCGCCATCGACGACCGCCAGGACATCGACATTCGCTATTTTGGATATGACCCTGCGCAGAGCATCCAGCCGATTAACCAACTGAAGGCGTGGCTGCAGACCATCCTCCAGAAGAAGAACCCGCAGGCAACGGCAGCGGACATCGCCAGCGTGATTCAGCAGATGGTGGTGCCCGTCTCGCAGACAGCCCTCACGCAGAACCCCCGCATCGCGGAACTGGAGAGCATGATACTCGACAAGGAGCCGTGGATAGAGTTCTCGATGTCGCCCCTGTGGCCCTGGTGCTTTGGAAACTGTGCCGCAGAGGTGAGCAGCAGCGACCTGCGCCGCATCGTGAAGGGTGGCCCCCAGCCGACGCACAAGATAGACCTCGTTCACGCCCTGCTCGACGCGCTCTACGGGTTCGACCTTGCGGAAGGCAGAGTGAGTGAATAATTGAAAATTGAAAATTATGACAAGACAAGAAGCAATCGAGCGGTGGAAGTTCATTGCAAACCGCGTATTCTGGGCTGAGGAAGCCATCAGCGAGGAGTGGGACGAGCGACTACATGCCGCACCGTCCATGACCCACGAAGAGCAACAGCAGTTTGCCGACGAGTACATGACAGCCATCGCCACCGAGATAGTCAGCAAGACCTCCGACGAGGAACTGGCTGCGATGGAATAGTAATAACAACTAATATCAAGTAACTATGGCAAAAGAACTGAAACGCCGCGACATGAGCGGCATCTTCATCTTCGACACGTTCCCAGGCGAGAGCCACCGACGGCCAACGTGCATCGATGACTGCCAGCCTGAGACGCGCCGACGGCTGTTGCTCACGAAGTCAACGGAGTGGCAGCGCGACTGCATCATGAAGCTGGCCGAGACGTTCAAGGACTTGTGCAACTACCTCGTCACGGAGCACTGCGTCAGCGACGAGCAGCGCCCGGAGTTCTTCAAGATGATAGACCGCAACGTGGAGCAGGCGAAGCTGAACTGGGCACCTCACGAGATGGTGCCGCAGGTGGACTTCTTCTGCGAGAAGGTGACGCTGCTGGCCGACGCTTGCGGTGTGACGAGGCACAAGGAAGAGGAGGACAGCGTATGAAAAGGCGAATTTATTTGTCGGGCGGAATGTCCGGGGTGGAGCGGGCTGACTATGTGCGGCGGTTCCGTGAGGCGGAGAGGATTCTGCGGCGGCATGGGTACGGGTGCATTAACCCGTGTAGGGTGTGGGCCTGTCGCTGGCCGTGGATATACAGGGCGATGGAGTGGGTGCTGGGCAAGCGGCTGGCGTATGCCGTGGTGCTGTGCTACGACCTTCTGCTGCTGATGACCCGCGCGGACGGCATCGCCATGCTCCCCGGCTGGCAAGCGTCACGCGGTGCTCAGATTGAGAACTACGTCGCCCGCCACTTCCCCATGATGGGCATCTCCAAGGCGGCAGCGGAGGAAATAGAGAGAATCAAGTAACGACTACGAATTAAACGAATTAAACGAATTTATCAGGAACTATGAGCAAAGAAGAAAAAATTATGGAAATCTGCAAACAAATCATCGGAAAGTTAGGCGGTGCCTTGTCAGATGCAATAGCCAACGCTATCAGCGAGGGCTACAAATTAGGATGGGAAGAATGTGCAAAACAATTAGGTGTGAAGTTATGAAATACCCTAAGTTTTGGATTTACGTCATAGCGGCTATCGTGGCCGCTATGATTGTCGCTTGCCTTTGTTCGTGCAACTTGACACGTAAAACAAGGACTATTGAGAACGTCGGAGGTACGACATTCGACGTGATAGAGGTTGACAGCTGCGAGTATATTATTGGCAATGCTGGATATAAAGGTTATATGGCACACAAAGGCAACTGCAAGTATTGCGCCAAGCGTAACGGACAGCGGTAGCAAATTCTTCACTTTTCACTATTCACTATTCACTTAAATAAAGTAACCATTTATTTTTTCAACAATTAAAAACAACAAGCAAGATGAAGAACAAGACAGTGATTATTCTTCTTTCGGTTTGGGCCGTGGCTTTTTACACGACCGCAGTAATTAACTTTTGTCTGGGCGACGTGCTCGGCGGTATCTCTAACGTCTTTGTGGCGAGCACCGACGCGCTGATGGCCTACGCGCTCTATCGTGTCGGGCAGTTGGGACGCTTGGCGGACATGACGGGCAAGGTGGTCATCGGTTTGCTGGAGCAGTTGACCAAGGGCGTGCCGGCGACGCTGACCCTGAAGGACGGCAAGGGCACCATCACCCTCGGACACGGTGAGGACGGGGACGCGGGCGACGCTCCCGAAGAGGAACTGACGGACGAGGAGAAGCGCGTGAAGCGCATGGCCGAGGAGTACGACGAGTTGCGCGGCAGATACGGGCGGCTGACGGACTTCGTAGTGTCGGACACGTACAAGCAGCTGCCGGAGAACAAGCGCACGCTGCTCTCGCGTCAGCACCAGGCGATGCACGACTATCTGTACGTGCTGACGCAGCGGCTCCGCATCGAGGCGAAGGAGGCGAACCTCAAAATCGACATCGAGGAACCGGACACCGATAAGGTTGAGTGAACTCTGACGGAATCGGCGACAAACAACGGCTTTTGTCGCCGATTTCACTTTTTTGACCACGGATTAAACGGATTGAACGAATTATGGAGATTAAAATCGAAGTAGGCGAAGAGAAGTTCCGCGACGTGCTGGAAAAGGAACTTGGAGCCTTCACACAGGAAGAATTGCACGAAATCTGCCGCAAGGCACTCATTCAGCAGATGGGCGACCCGAACGTATTCAGGTCGATGTTTGTTGACCAAGACAGATACGGAGGCTATAAGGCCAACGAAGTACTCAACCAAGCAGCGAAGACCATCAACTTCGATGAGACATTCAAGGAGTTGCAAGACGGCATCATCGCATTTATCAAGGAGAACCACATGAAGATTCTGCACGAAGTGGCCATCAATATGTTCATCGACGGTGTAGGTCGCAATCTGTTCTATAACGATGGATTCCGCAACTTAATGCATCAGGAACTCATGTCGATGGCAAGTTCAATGGCCAACAATCAATGACGTATGGGACCGAAATACAGAATGATGCCGGACAAAGGCACCGCAATCAATGCCGTGGCACTTGCCGCAGTCGTCGTGCTGTTCGCTCTTGTCATCTTCCAGGGTGTCATACTCGTAAAGATGAAGCAGTACAATGACGATTCGCAAAGGTTCACCGAATACTGGCGACACAAGACCGACTCACTATCAGACGAGAACTTCAAGTTGTATATGCAAATCTACGAATTGAGGGACAGCATCATCACGCTAAGGTTTGAGCGTTAGCCAATTCTTCACTCTTAACTCTTAACTTAAAATCATGCTCACACAAACCATGACCCACGCGGAGGTGTATGCCGAACTCGACCGCGACCGCGAGACGGCCACGGTCTGGTGGCGGCACCACCTCGACACGCTGCGGCGGCCGGTGCTGAAGGCGAGGCGGCTGCCCGTCATCCACTGGGCGGACTACACGTCGCCCCGTCGCATCCGCTACCTGTTCTTTACGCGCATCTTCGACAAGCGGATGCGGCGGCTGCTGACGGGTGTGGCCGTGCCGTGTAGGACGGATGATGGCACGGCGGTCTATACGTAGTGGCTATCGGACCAGCGGCTCATCGCCCCGATGGTGATCCTGCCCCACGCATGGCGGCGTTACCGCGAGCGGACGGGCTGCGAGCTGACGGGCAGCGACCTCTGGCGACGCTTCTTCACCCAGAACCCGCACGGCTGCGACTCGACGAACCAGAAGGCGGTGGCGCGGTCGGTGCGATACCTTGGCAAGCCCCACCTGTCGCTCTGTATGCCGGAGGGTGTGCTGCTCGGGCAGGTGGAGCAGCCGCACGACCTGTTTGTGGCCCGCACGTTCATCACCTACGACATGACCGCCGGACTTCAGGCCGAGGACTTCAATTCCCACCGCCAGCACATACTGACCGACCGCGAGATGTATGAAAGGGCGAAAGATTGGTACAAATAAAAGTGAAGAGTGAAGAGTGAAGAATTTGCTTCCGCTCGACATTCTTTGCAAGTTTATCAAGAATTATCAAGAATTATATGAAAATTGGACTGATAGACGTTGACGGGCACAACTTCCCGAACCTTGCACTGATGAAGATTGCGGGATGGCACAAGCAGCAAGGCGACATGACCGAGTGGGCGTTTGCGTTCAACGAATACGACCGCATCTACAAGTCGAAGGTGTTCACCTTCACGCCCGACGACCTGACCGCCTACCAGTGCCCCGACATCCGCAAGGGTGGTACGGGCTACGACATCAAGAGCCGACTGCCCGACGAGATAGACCAATGGCGGCGACCCGACTACTCACTATATCCGCAGCACCCGTTCAGCATCCAGTTCTATTCACGCGGCTGCATCCGTCACTGCCCCTTCTGCCTGGTACACGACAAGGAGGGCAAGATTCACCCCGTGGAACCTATGGAGCTGAACCCCAACGGGCAATGGATTGAGGTGCTCGACAACAACTTCTTCGCCAACCCCGAATGGCGCGAGGCGGTAGATCATCTTCGCAAGTGCAACCAGCCCGTGAAGTTCCACGGCGTAGATGTCCGCATTATGGACGAGGAGCAAGCCTACGCGCTCAACTCCCTGCGGCTGAAGAACGGCGTACACATCGCATGGGACTTGCCGCAGATAGACCTCACCGACCGGCTGGAGACAATGACCAAGTACATCAAGGCATACAAGATTGTGTGCTACGTGTTGGTCGGTTTCAACTCCACACGCGAGCAAGACCTGTTCCGACTGCGGACGCTGAAACGTCTGGGAATCTATCCATTCGTGCAAGCCTTCCGCGACTATGAGAACCAGCGCAAGCCGTCGCAGTATGAGAAGGACATCGCACGATGGGCAAACCGCGCATGGCTCTTCAAGGCTATGGACTTCCTCGACTTCGAGCCTCGCAAGGGCTTCAAGTGTAGTCAGTATTTTGAATAATCAAACCCCCAAGCAAACCCATGCCCAACAAAAAGAAACGAATACCCTTTGCCACTGGCGGCTGGGTGAACACTCAGAGCGGTGGCGACAGGCCGCTGAGCGGCGAAATGGTGCTGACCAGGGAAATGCAAGAGGCACTGGCAGAGGTGATCAAGCCCGCAGCGGTGCCCGACGTGCTGATACCGAAGCAGCACACCGTGCAGTTCACCATCCCCAAGCCAGACACGCTGCCGAAGGTGTGCATCGACCCCTCGCTGCTGGAGCAGCACCCTCGCACGTTTGAGCGTTCCCGTTAATCGGGAAGCGGCGGACTCCGAGCTCCGCTCGCCTGAGCACCTACGGAGCGCAAGAAGCCTAAGGGCAAAATAAAACGACCACGGATTACACGAATTGAACGAACAAATGACCCACGCATCAGTATTCAGCGGAATAGGAGGCCCCGAAGTCGCAGCGACCATGCTCGGCTGGGAGAACCTGTTCCATTGCGAGATAAACCCGTTCGGGCGCAAGGTGCTCGACTATTGGTACCCAAACAGTAAAAGTTATGAAGACATTACAAGAACAGACTTCACAGAGTGG